AATGCTCAGCGTCTCGCCGCTGTCGGCGTCGGCGTAGCGGATGCCGACGAATACCCGGCCGTCGTCGCCGGCCTGAACCTCCACCACCGGCTCCGGGCTTCGGGCAACGCTGCGCTCGCGGAATATCTGGCTGCGCACCACGGCGCGGATGCGCTCGGGTGCCGCCGGCTCGCCCACGAACCGTCCGAGGCCCGCGCCATAGTCGGGCTGCCAGATGTAGTCGCCGGGATTGGTCAGCAGCCGGCGCAGCACCCGCTGGCGGCCCAGCGCCGCACCCGCCGCCAAGGCGAGGTCACCCGTCGGCCCGGCGAACAGGTCGCCGCCGAATTCGTGCGATAGATCGGGCATGGTTCCCCCTTATTCCTGCGGCGTCGGCGGGCCGTTGGCCCCCGGATGGGTGTGGGCGTTGTAGGCACCGCGCAACGAATCGAGCGCGCCATGCGCGTCGAACACCCGGCCCGACACATGCAGGTCGCCCTGCACCCGCACCGTGCCGTCATTGGCCAGGCGCAACGCGGTCCCCGAGGCATGGCGCAGCACCAGCTCGCCCACGGCCCCCGGCGGCGGCGGGCGTGGGTCGCTGAAGCAGCCGCCCACCACCACGCCGTGCTCGGCATCGCCCTCCTGCGCCACCACCAGAACCTGGTCGCCCGGCGAAGGCAGGCAGAAAATGCCCCAGCCCGCACCAACCCAGGGCGACGCCACCGGCAGCCAACCGGTCAACACCCCCTCCGGCTGCAAGCGCACGCGCACGGCGTGGCGGGCGGGGTCCGCACTGGCAACCACGCCGAACCTCGCCTGGCCCTGCGACCGGTCGAGTGCGGTCGCCTGCGCCTTCAGCGCATTCAGGAACCTGTCCATCGATGCTCCTTGGTGGGGGTGGCATGGTGGGAGGAAGGCCAGGGGCCTTGCCCGTCGCGACGCGAAGTCGCACCGCGCAGCACCCCACCAGAGGCGGGGCCTCTGGACTCCCGGACCTTTTCCGCCGAAGGCGGAACAACGATTGAGGGTGCAGGGGGCTCGGCCCCCTGCCGGGTCCAGGGCAGCGCCCTGGCCTTCCTTCCTACCCCGCCAACCGCGCCACGGGCGTCGTGGCCTGGCTCGTGGTGCTGGCGTTGCGGGCGCGCACGGTTTGGGTGAAGCCGCGCGTGCTGTGCAGTGTCCGGTCCACTTCATCGATCCAGTATTCCTGGTCGAAATCGGTGCCGGTGCCTTCGATGCGCAGGCGCTGGCGCGGGGCCATGGCCAGTTCGCCCGGCATGTCCGCCACCACCACGCGTTCGTGGCGGGTGAGTTCAGCGAGCTTGCGCTGAGCGAGTTTCAGCGCCTCGTCCGGTGTCAGGTTCGGCACCACCAGCACGTAGCGCTGCAACTGCTCGCTGCTGCCGCCGCCGCGGCGCCGGGCGCGGCGCAGGAAGGATTGCTGCTGGCGCGCGTTCCAGCTTTTGACCACCACCTCGATATCGCGCGCCAGGGTCAGCGCGCGTTCCAGGCGCAGCCCGGTCACGTTGGCGCCGCCCCAGGGGCCGGGGCTGGCGCGCAGCACCGTCGCGGCGGTGCCGGCCTGGTCGCGCGGGCGGAAGTGCAGCGTGGTGCCTTCGACCCACACGTCGAAGCCCTCCAGCCCCGCGAGTGTCACCAACAGGTCCCATTCCGTGGTGGCGCGGCTGAACTGGTCCAGCGTGATGCGGTCGCGCTGCAACTGCCAATAGCGGCCGACCGGCGTGGTGGTGCGCGCGATATCCGCGGTCAGGCCACGGCGCGCGGCCAGCAGGGTGGCGATCTCGCTGGCGGTGCGGTTGGAGAAACTCTCCTGCGTGCGCGCCTCGATCAGCCGGGCGGTGAGGTCGCGGCCGGTGAGGAACACCAGGCGGCGCACCGCGTCCAGCTCCACCTGGTCCACCTCGCCCTGCACCAGCGAGGCGGTGGCAAGGTCGAGGCCGATGCCGATCTCCACCATCATCCGATCGGCAGACATCCATACCGCGGCAGGGGTTTCGCCCAGCGCCACCACCAGCGAGAAGCGGTCGGCTGCGTAATGATTGTTGCTCGCCACGCGGGCGCTGACGGCGTTGGCCACCGCAGCCCCGTTCAGCCGGGCCAGCAGGCGCGGGCGACGGACGGCGCCGAAGGCGGGTTCACTGTTCCGCAATGCCGCCTCCCGCCTGAGGGTCGCGCGGCGGCAGACGCAGGCGCACCACGCCGTCGAGCATTGGATCGGACAGGCCATTGAGGCGGGCGATCCGCAGCCACTGCGTCGCATCGCCGAGTTCCGTCGCGGCCACGTGGAACAGCGTTCCACCGGCCTGGAGGATGGTGCGCATGAGAGGACGCTCCTGAGAAAGGAAGCAGTTCTTTTTTGAAAAAAAGAACCAAAAAACTTCTCATATTAATACTAGGTCAAATGGATGAAAGTCTTTTTGCTTCTTTTTCTACAGAAAAAGAAGACTTCCTACCCCACCGCCTCCGCCCCCGCCCGAGCGCGCCCAAGCACGCCGCGGGCTGCCGCCAACCCCGCCAACGCGCCCGCCTCGTCCCGCGCCGCCAGCAGCCCCGCCGCGGTCCCGCCATCCGCCGCACGCAGCCGCGCGCCACGTTCGGCCATCGCCCGGTCGACCGCCGCTTCCTGCCCGCGCAGCCCCGCCAACGCCCGGCCGCGCGCCGCCGTGCCGGGGCGCAGCGCGCCGGGCAGGGACACCAGCGCGGAAAGCCCCGCCACGTCCACCACGCCCGCCAGCCCCGGGAAGCCGCCATCGGACAGCGCCGCCACATCGGCCAGCACGCCCTCGGCCAGCGACAGCCCAGCCTCGGCAACGGCCGCGGCCTCATCGCGCAGCACGGTGCAGGCGATGCGATAGGGGATCCAGTTCTCGCGCTCGTAGCTCGCCTCAAAGCGCGCCACGACCACGCTGTAGAAAAAGCTCCCCCACGACAGCGGCCAGATGCGGCCACCGGCGCGCATCAGGTCGATGGCGCGCGCACGCAGCACGGCATCGCGCCCGGTGAACACGCCGGTCCAGGCGATGTCGGCATCATCGCGCCCCAGCGCGTCGATCACCCGCCGCCCGCCCGGCAGCCGATGCACCGCCAGGCGCTGCCGCCCGCCCCACAGCACGCGGGACGGCAGCTCGAACGCCTCCAGCAGCACCGGGCCGATTAGTAGGTAATCGCTCATGCTGATTCCTTGTCTGGAGTGGTAAGTCAAGGGGAAGAAAAAGTCTACTTTTTGTGAACAAAAAGAAGCAAAAAAACTTTATCCGTTTGCTTCTCCGCCATCACCAGCCGCGCCGGCAGGCGCACCGCATCGGGATGCGCCGCCCGCCACGCCGCCGGCACCGCGGCGCCATCGGGCACGAACACGAAGGGCAGCCGCAGCGCATCGTCCGGCCCGTCCATCGCCGCCCCCTATCCCTGCAACGCGCCCGCCCACTCCGGCGATAGCAGCGGGTCGAACCCCGTCATCCCCGAAGGCGGCCGGCCGGCCTCGCGCGCCAGGTGCTCGGCGACGAACCGACCCAGCAGCGCGCCGTCGATCTCCAACCGTCCCTCGATCGCCCGCTCCGTCTCCGCCCCCGCCACGGCGGCATCGGGCTCCCCGGCCTCGGGCCACGGCGCGGCAACCCCGCGCGGCTCGGCGTCCCGGCCGGACGGCGCCAGGCCATGCAGACCCTCGATGGCGGCCGGTGCTGCGGACGGCAGCGCCTGGTCCGACCCGTTCGACGAAGCCGCAGCCCGCATCGCGGGAAACGCCTCGGGCACGGCCGCATCCACCGCGGCGGCGAGCACCGCCGGCAACGGCGCCGCCTCGCCCGCCGCCGGCGCCACGCCCGGCACGGCGGACAGGCGACCCCAGTCGACGCCGCCCCAATCCAGCCGCCCCGCCTCGCGCGACACCGTCTCGCGCAGCCCCATCTCGCGCGACACCGTCTCGCCCGAAACCGTCTCGCGCGGCACCGGCTGCGGCAGGGCGGGTGCGGCCTGGCGCATCGACACCGGAACCGCATCCGCCGCCACACGCTCGGCCGCCCGCGTCACCGTGTCCATCGCCCCGCCCGGGCGCCGCACGCCGGCCGAGACCGCCAGCGCCGGCGCCGCACCGCGATCGGGCGAAACCGGCACCGCGTCCGCCCCCACTGCAGCGGCGACGGGGCGCACCGGCTGCGGCAACGGGGCGGAGGCAAGCCCCGCCACGCCGGCCTGCGCCGCAGCCACCGCACGATCCAGGAACGCCAACTCCCGCGCCACCGCCGGCAGTGCCTCGGCCACGCCGTCACCGAGTGCGATGCGCAGCCCGACCTCGTACGGATCGCCCATCAGCGCCGCCAACGCGGCCTCCGACAGGCGCTCCTCCAACGGAAGCTCGGCTGCATCCTCGGGCGGAAGCCCGGTTGCATCCTCGGGCCGGTCGCTCATGCATCCCTCCAGGAAAGACTGTCCCAGTCGAAGGCGCGGCCCTTGAGCGTGCCGACCGCCACCACCCAGGCGAAGCGTTGCGTGGCCGAAAGGCTCGCAGCGGTCTCGAAGGGCACCCCGTGCATCGCGAGATACAGAACGTCGCGCAGCTCGGGGTGCCGGCTCAGTTTCCCGCCATGGCCCGGTCAAACCCCGGCTCTGGTGACAGGCCCGCCGCCACCGCCGCCAGCCCGGCCTCGTCAAGCCGCTGCACCGAAGCCTCGATGCCCGCCTTGCTGGCCGGCACCGGCACCGGCACGCCGTCGATCGCCGCCACGCTGGCGGCCAGGATCGCCAATCCCAGCCAGCGATCGTTGCGCGACAGCTCCGCCCCCGCCGCCTCGAACAGCCGCAGCCGATCCAGCACGGACAGCTTGCGCAGCAGCAGCACCCGACCCCGCGCGTCGATCACCTCGTCGGCCATGCGGTCAGATCCTCCGCCGGGCGCTGGCGAAGAACTCCAAACGCTGGCGCACCGAGGCATCGCCGCGCCACTGCCCGGCCTGGGCGAAGCGGAACACCGCGCCGTCGTACTGATACGTGCTGGTGGAACCATCCGATTCGCTGATGTACTGATACAGCGTGCCGGCCGGCACCGCGCCGCCCTGGGCATAGGCTGCCTCGACGCGCGCGATG